CGTATGTATATTTTAATAATACCTTTTGTGTAATATTATCATAAGAAACAACTGTTGGTTGTGTAGGATCAGCAGTTGTCTGATTAATCTGATAACCAACAGAGAGATTGTATCCAGGATCTGATAAAGTAACAGCAATCCCATCAGCATGATCTGCTGGAGAATTCCCTCTAGTTACTTCAAGTGTATTACCACTAATAGATTTAATACTTACAATTTCACTTCCAATAAGAAGATTATCTCCTAATTTGAATCCAATAACACTATCAAGTTTTAAATCCGTTTCTTTGGATGAAAATCCTGCATGATCAACACGTATTTTGAAATTTGGATCATCTGCTGATGATTTTCCTAGATCAGTATTACCAACAGTTAAAATATCATATGTTGTGTATCCTGTACCCTTATCTGTTAGAGCAAAATCTGTTACAACAGTATAGTTACCAACTTGTGTTACTGTTATATTTGCTTTAGCATCTGTTCCTGTTCCACCCTTCAATGCAACGTCAGTATACGTACCTACAGTATATCCATCACCACCATTAAGAATTTCATATCTTCCAATTCCACTATCGCTGAGAACCCTTGCAACAGAAGGGATCTCAACGGTCACTTCTTGATATATTGCACTAGTTACTTGATGTGTAGTTGTAGTTGTAGAATCATCTGGAATAATATCAATATCAATTTTTTCTCCTACACCAACTCCATGAGATCCATCAACTAAAAGTATTGCTACATTATCTTGTATAGTAAAAATATTTAAATTTTCACTTAAATTGGTAATACCAACAATTCTAGACCCTGTAGTATCAATTAAACTACTACTTGAGAGAAACAGTGAATCATCAGCAACAAAACCATTTAAACTGACTTTAACCTTTACTGTATTTTGACCTATTGAGGTTTCCAGTACTTCACCTCTACCAACAGGGTTATTAACACCATCAGATAAAGAAACAGTAGCACCTTTACTATATGAAGAGTCTTGATTTAATATTAAAGAGATTACCTTTGTGTTTGATGATAGTACATCTGTACTATTAAAGGTTCCTGATACAGAACTTAAAGCAAACTTACTACCAGAGAAGACATCTCCTACTATAGTTCCTGTAGCACCTGTATTTGCTTGTGTGATAGTATCTCCATCAAAGAGATACCCAATACCACTAAGTTCAACATATAATGCTTTCTTTACTTGAGACTCAATTGAGACTACTGATTTTCCTTTTACAGAACCTACCTCTCCAGCAACACCAAATCCATTGGTATCACTATCATCAACTACTATCTTATTTCCTACAGAGAAATTAGATCCACTACTAAGAATTGTAGCAGATGATACATTACCTCTTTGAACATCATTAATTCTTGCTATTGCAAGATCGCCATTATTATCAATATTGGATGTTCTTAATATTCTAGAATTCTTTGGTAAATCATCCTGAGACAATTCTGAATTGTAATTAGAATCTACTGGAAGGGAATAATAGTTCTCACCTAAGATATATGGAAATACAGGTGTATCTGTACTGTTAACAGTAATAAAGTAAGCATACACTCCTTTTGGAAATTCTGGTGTAACACAGAAACGACCATTATTTTCATCTAATGTACCAGAACCATGAATATATTCATAGTCATTAATAAAAGTACCATTAGTAGCAGTAGGTCTATCTGTAGTAGGAGGATTTAATGTATAACTAGATGTCATCCTCTGAACCCCAGATGAAGAGTCTAGTGTGTTCACATAACCATAAGCACCATATATGGGGTTACCATCATATGCAAACCCTAATATAGGTGAATGATTCGTTCCTGTATCATTTACCCTTAGTGTAGTTGGAGATGCATAATAGGCATATCCACTTCCCTTAGATGAAATGAAATTCTTAAGGAACCCACCATTTTCACTATCTAATGTTGTATTCTTAAACTTATCCTTTCTCCACTCTTTAATCGTTGCAGTTGCAGTTGCTCCAGAACCTACTGGGATAATATCAATTACTACATTGCCTTGTGTGTAATTACTTCCACCAGTAACTTTCACCAATCCTGTTAACTCACCTTTAACAGATATTTCTGCTGTATAGTCTGCAAATCTTCCTTTTCCTGCATTATCTGTTATTCTAACTTCTGGTGGAGAAGAATAGTATTCACCTGCATTATCAACAGCAATACTAGTAATAGCACCATTAGTTACTACAGGAGTAGCAGTAGCATTTCTACCAGATAAAATCTCTATATCAGGAATTGTTGAATAAGAACCTTGTGTATCAATAATAATAGATTCAACTACTTGTCCTGCTAATTTAGTCCTTGCAATACCAGATACTCCATTAACAAGAACATATGGTGCTTTCTCATAACCACGTCCTCTAGAAGTAACTGTGATATTCTCTAATGGACCATTGAATACAACTTCCTCATCCTTGTAACTTACAAAAGGAATACCATTAACAGCAATACCAACATCCCTATACTTAGTTTCATAAACTTCAGTAGTAGGAATAGGATTCTTCCTAATAATCTTTAAATTCTTTTGATCTTGTGCATCATTAGGTAATGTACCAATAAGATGTGATGGGAAACCTGAAGAAGCAATATAATATCCTGTCTCATCTTCATATATTGCTGATACATTAGAATTAAGATCTGATATAGCAGGAGTACCAGTGCTAGTGATCCATCTAAGATTATTCTGTGCATCAAAGATTTTTATATCATTAGTCAGGAACCCAGCTTCTGATATCTCTATAGTATCATTAGCATTGAGATATGGTTGATTTGAATTTGTCTCTAAATTATAAAGAACTCCATATACTAAAAGAGTTACATTACCACCTACAACATCAGCACCATATGTTACAGAAGCATCTGTAGAATGAGTTCCTGTACCTGTCCTTGAGGCAATAACAAATTGATTTACATTTTTATCCTTATATGTAAATGTCTCTCCATCAATAATAAATTTACCTTCTTTATCCCATCCCATTGTAGAGAAGACATTTACTCTATCACCAACAGTAATACTAACTCCAATATCTTTTGTTAATTTTGTTCTTGATGTAATAGAGAACTCTCCATTAACACTAGACTCTGCAAGAATTATCTCGTATAACTCTTCACCATCATACTTACCAACATATCTTACGTTATCAACAATTGCAGAAGCATAAGCACCATCCTTTTGCTCTATCTTCTTACCAATGAGATCTTCTGCAACTCCTGATGTTATATTTGCTTTAAGTGCATATATATTGACCCATCTAGATTCTGAACTCTTAAGAGTAAAATCTCTTGGATGAAATACCTCTGGATCTGGACCTTGTAAATCAATTAAACACTTGAATAGGAACTTAATAGAATTATCTGTTCCTTTTGATTTATAGAAAGAACCAATATTTTTTATTAGTGTTCTCTTGTCAATGTCTCCTTTTAAATATGCTTCAGGAAAATCAACAAGATACTGACTCTCAAAACTTTTTATAATTGAATATAAGAAAAGATTACTTATATTCAATACCTCAGATCCTACTAAATGATCTGATGATTGTGTGGTTATAAAGGTAGTTGATTCGTAAAGATCTCCAAGCTTGGTATTACCACTTACACCACGACTAACTTCTAAAAACTGAGTATCTGTTCTGGACTTATAAAAACAAATTTCATCACCTATTTTAATATACCCACCATTCTTAGGGAATGAAGTTGCATCATCAACATTAATAGTAGTATCTACACTCTGTATGAAAATACTAGTATTAGTTGATTGTTTTAATATATTCTTCTCATAAAAATCAATATCACGATATGTCTGGATATTTTGAATAATATCCAGAGGTTGTCCTTGAATCTCTAGTTGTTCGTAATATTTTTGTATGAACTTACCAAACAGTTCATATTCTTCATTAATGAAGTCAGGTAATTGAGATTCAATTAAGAATGATATCTTATTAGCAGTCTTTTGCATCTACTACTCTTCTTTATAAGCGATAAATTTACTATTTGACACATCTACGTCTAAATATGCCTCACGCTTAACTTCAATATCTTTATTAGCAGGCTTCACTCGTAATTGAATACGATTATCAGAAAAACTACCCTTTAAGATTGTAAAGTTATATAATTTAATTTCACCATGATGATAATCAACAGTTCCTACAGAATCATCTAATAGGATCTTTTCACCAGTCAAAGAATCTAGTCTATATAGGACTATTTTACCATCTCTATCCTCTAGATATGAGGTATAGTTTGGATACTCAAAGACTGTCATCCCTGTAGACCAAACTACAGGATTATTGCAATCTATTAAGAAAGGATTCTGATAACATATCTCATAGAATGAAGATGCATTTATCTGTGCAATAAAATCCTTTCGTAATATAACATTTGTATCATTAGATTTGATAGAACGATCAGCACCATCAATAACACCAATAAATTTACTATATCTAAACTTGCCATTAAACTTCTCTGTACCAGAAGTCTTTAAGTATTCGGTAATACCATTAATAACCTTTGTTGCCATCTCATTTGGCAACAATTTAGTTATTGCACTACTATAGTAGATATTACTATCAAGTTCAATGTATATAATAGATGGATCTAAAAACTCAGGTCTAATAGAAGCAACAGTATACTTCTTAAGATCTTGTACTAGTTGATCTTTTGTATAAGAAGACAATGTAGATGCTTCTGTAGGTTTCACGGATATGAATACCTTACCATAAGCAGGTGGTTCTTGATCCTCACCACCAAATACAATAACATCACTAATAGCAGGATATAAGTCTCTTACAACAGATTTAAAATCATTAGACGTTACTGCTCTATTCTGTGATCCGTAAGACTTAGGAGCATTATACTTAATCTTATCAATACTCTCAATGGGAGCACCACCAGTAGCAATATTTTTAGTAGTAAGAGTAGATACAGCAAACGGTAATGTAGTAGCAGCACCTGTGTCATCCTCAATCAATCCATTAAAGGTGAATGATGATGCACCATTAGTAGATTCTCCATTAGTAATGATATAACTGATTTCAACTATGCTTCCGTTATCAAGACTCTTACCTAAGATACCATCACCAAAGAATAATTCATAACTCTCATCTTCCATCTCACTAATAAAGAAAACTCTATCATCTGCTCCAATATCTAATATATTCTTTGCTTTAGTGAAAGTTTTATATACAGTGGAGTTTGCGGAATCATATACCTTTACGGTAATTGTATTTGTATCTACGGAAGAATTATCTATTTTAAATCTTTGGTTCCGCAAGTTTGTATTGACAGTAGTTTTAGTTGTAATGAAAGATCCTTCATATACCTCTAGATCATTATATGTTGCTACCTTATTAACAACTGATACTTTATGATCTTCTCTTACAACAAAACGATATAACGTATTATCATAGTTCGTTATAAATCCACTTCCTGCTTTTAATATTGCTGTGGAAGGAGCAGTGCCATTAAATGTCAATGCAAGATCAATTACTGCCTTTGGTGAAGTAATGGACTTTGGAGTATAACCCAATTGCTTCGCCAGAGACACCACATTGTCCCTGAGAGTGGAGGAATCAAGGAATAACTCATTGAATACCATATTGGTATTAAACGCCGTATAATACGTGTTATACGCCATTACGTCTAATAACTGACTGATTGCAGATCCTTCAAAATCGTAATCAGTGAAATCTGACTGTGCTCTCATATATTCTTTGAGAGCTGTTTTAACTTCGTTGAAGTCTAAATTGTTTAACTGGGTATATGGCATTATCTCGTCCTTGCAAGGAAGAAGTCTACTGTAACAGGTATATCGTTTGAACCTCGTACTGAATATGTCATCTCAACATCAAATCCATTATCATCAAAATTTGGATTAGCACGTAAATCTTCTATCTGAACTCTAGGTTCATGTTTATTTACACTATATGAGATATTTCTTTGTATTTGAGCAGCAGTACCATAATCTAATGGTTCAAACAGATAAGAACGTATATCAGATCCGTATTCAGGGTTAAATAACTTTTCACCTTTATTAGTAAGCAATAAATTTACAATTGCTTGCTTAATAGCAGAAGCATCCCTACTAACAACTAAGTCATTAGTAACAGGATGCTTCTTAAATGTAATATTAATGTCCTTAAAGGACTGAGTGACCGCCATTTACTGACAATATACGAAGTCAGTTATTATTTAGCGACTTTTATGTAACTTGGTAAAAGGTATACTTTAAAAACAACTCTTCTCCCTTCTTAATATCCTTAATAGTCCTCATATGGTATATCTTACCCCATTCTTCGTCTTCGTATACTTTGATGCAGTTAGGATCCTCACTGTGGTTCACAAACCCACCTAGAGGGGTTCTCATGATTTCTTCATCTACTACCACATGGGATATTCCAAGATACACATCATTGGGTATATCTTGGGTAGCAAAAAGACCTTGCCCTGCGGTAGGACTATCTTTAACATGTAGACAATTGGGAAGTGCTTGATAAGTCATTCGGAGATTTTCGGCGTTCGGAGAACTAGCGTCCCTGCCCTCTAGACTTCTTCTTAGCATGATTACGAGAAGTCGCAGAAAGCTTCGTATTCTGTGAACTACCCTGTCTTGTCTTCTTTGGTTTCGGTTGGACTATCTGTCCGTCACTATATAATGCCATTTTAAGTTTTCGTACCAATGTATATTGTAGGATAATCTGTCGCAGATGTCAAGGGTCTAGGATTGGGAGTTGCCCCAATACCCGAAAGAGCATCCCCGATGACGGGAACTAATTTCCCTTCTATGTAAACACCCCTTTCATCTGAATTGACCAATGAAACAAGATCATTCCTTACCAAGGGTTGTGGAACAGGTGGAATAGTTGGATTGATAGGTGTCCCAGTAACAGATGTATACGTGGAAAGCGGATCTAAGAATGTGAGACCTCCTCCATCACTGTACACTGTAGCACATGTATAATCAGTGCCTCCATTTGCTTGGGACATATACGTAGCAGTGGGATTAGCACTCCCAGTATCCACCGTACTTGAATTTGCTGGATTACCCGTCAAATTAACTGCCACGTTCCACCTCTAATAAACACTCTACTGAATTATGTAGATAGTTAAGTGTCTCCACTAGACTCTCGTGTTTCTGAGAGGTAGGTGGTTTGTACATCAATTGGGGTTGTTCCAGAGATGACATTCTCCTCTCCAGAGAATCTAATCTCTTGGAGAGTTTCTTTATCGTCTCGTTTAGTTCGTTCAATGTCTCCATTATTTAATCTAGAATAACTACTTGCTGCTTGATTCTCAAATTGATCACAAAATTGATCAAAGTTATTGAGTATTTTATCAAAATTAGACTTAGGATCCATAATCTGTACCTGAAGGGGGTGTAGGTGGTCCATCTTGAGGACTGTGCTCATTACTAAACCTTACTGATTGTTCAAGATCACCAAGTCTATTCTCAAGATGGTTAATTTGATCAGAGATATTCTCTAGTACTTCCACAATCCTATTGATCTGTGTTTCATGCACATGAACAGCATACTTTGGATTCTCCAAAAGTTCGTTATGGGCGTTTTCTGAATCAGGATGTGTAGGTGGTTGAGGTACTGGGGGAACTACTCCTGTTGTTCCATCATTCTCAGTCCACATGTCTGGGGAATTTCCTGGATAATTGCCTTGCCCACTGTACTCATATCCATCAGCAGCAGTTGGCACGTATTCAGAAGGAGGTTCCGAGGTTGTTGGATCATACCCTGGAATTGTATTGGGCGTTTCCTTTGTAGGATCGTAGAAACCACCTTCCATCGTTGTCTCTGGTGCAAGGTAGTTTGTTTCTTCTGGAAGTAGACCAGGAGTTTGGGTTTCCTCTGTACCTGGTACAGGGTTTGTTCCTTCGGGCGTTTCTGTCATGTTCTTAAGTATATACGGTATATCGTCTGAATTAAATTTTAACTCGTCTTTTTTGGACATTTTTTCCTGGGAAAAATTTTTTCAAAATCAAGGTTTTGAAATTTCAATTTTGTAAAAGTATTTATCGTGCTCTGGGAAACGTTTGTAGGTTAGAAAGGTTCCTGTTTTTTCGCACGGCAACCCCGACCCCGCCCCAACCAATAAAAAACCCTGCTCTTGGCAGGGTGTCTGATTCAGTGTCTGTCGCTGATGTTCCAATTACCTGTCGGGTGTGACCTGAAAGTGAAACCATCTTCGGCAAGTTTGGTCAATGCTGCCATTACTGCTTTGTCCTGCTTGGCGGATTCGTTCATTAAGACGCAACCGTTGAATTCAGGAGTCAGATCAGATTTGAACATTTGGTCTTGGGTGAACATGAATTAATTATACTGGATGCAGGTCACGTGATCAAGCGAGCGTTACAGTCTGTAATTGTTTCTTGATCAATGTGCCTACATGGTCACGGGTGTGATATGGTATAGTAACACGCTTGAGAGAATTCTCATGACTAAAGATTTGGTGCTTGCTACCATGACGGGCAAGCACCCAACCCAAAGACTTAGCGAGTTTAATTAGTTGCTTGCTAGTCATGCTAGTTCGCAACGTATGCCAGCACCTTGATAAAATGCCAACATGTCCAACGCCTTAGACTTAGAGGAGAATGTAATAATTCTCCCGTTGCGTTGGTCGTTGGGTGTCCAGTAGCGAATGCTCATTTAAATAAATGCGTTGTGGGTTTGTACTTGTGAGATTAGAACACTGTCTTGCCTGAACTGTTTCTTATACGCTGCTGCGATACAGTTCAAACTCAGCATGTGCTCATCAACCTCAGAGTCAGCACACTCAAGATAAAAAATCTTGGTTTGCTCTCGCTTGCCTTTCCAGAGACCTTCGCCATCTATGAAAGTGCCATACTCAAAATGGGGCATAATCTCAAGTCTGATGAAGTTATCCATCATATGATCAGTGACGCTTCCGTTGTCTGGAATGTCCCTGCCCATTGTCAATTCAAGTCGTTGCATGAAATTCGTTTGAGTACATACGTAGTATAGCAAGGCAGCGACAAAAATCATCATAGGGTGGGACAGTTTGTGAATTGGTCAGGTGTAGTCAAATGGTTCGGGGTCTGAGACCTTATCCCATAGAGATGAAAATGCTTCGTCCTCCTCTAGGTGTGGCGGCACACCCAAATCGTGAACGAATAAAAAAAGATTGACCAAAGCAGATTCCTCTGCTTCAGTCAATGAAAGATTTCTCAATTTGCCTCCTCAATTGCTGTGTCTAGAGCGAGGGCGTAAAGTGCTGATTCATCCAATGGGGTGAGGTCAACGAAAAATGACTTTACCCAATCTTCAAAAATGTCTTCAGCACGTGCTTCAACAAAGTCTTGGTTGTAAGTCATGAAATTCAGGTGAATTGCTTTACTCTTTAATAATACATGATTTTGGGGTGCTGTGGGGTAAATGTGGACACTTTGCCAACTGTCCTCGGTTTACAAAAAATCCAGCCGCTTCGCTTACCATAAAAAAGAACGGTCTTAGAGACCGTTCAGAAAATCGTGCATTGAATCCAAGTACTCAGCGTACGTGCCGTTGAACCAATCTGGGGCAACTCGTTCCTGGTGACGCTTGCATGACTCACGGATCTCACGTTCTGTGTAACCCTTGTCTAAGAGTCCAGAATAAAATTCAGAAATGACGCTCATGATTTTGACCTGTCGTCTTGGTCAACAATCTCAAGATGAGCATCTAGAATTTTATCCCAGACTCTCTCAAAGATTTCAGGGTCGTTGTGCTCTGTGAATTCAAATTGAGCACAAAATGATGCCATTTCTTCAAGCATGGCGTGTTCTTGAGAATCAAGAACGATGGAGAATTGATCTGTGAATTTCATACTCTTATAATACACGAAAATGCCCACCAATGGCGAATTGGTGGACACTCTGAGCACTGGCACAACGGGTCAGCTGGATTTTTTATTCAGGGTATTCTACCTCTAGGCATGGGATGCCGTTGGTATGTGCTTCTATGGGGTCATCCTCTTCGGGGTGCTCCTCATAGTATTTCATCTCCTCCTCCAGGTATTTCTGCCAGTCCATGCCGTGACCTCCAAATGGTGTAGATAGATTTAATTATAAGAAAAAACGCCCACGGTGTGAGCGTTGTGTTACAAAACGTTGGAATTGTCTTCAACGTGCGATCCTGAAACCGTCATAAAATGGGGTGTTCAGATCTCCCACGTACCAGGTGAAATCCTTTTGAAAGATGTGACAACCTGAGATGAACACGTCAAGAATTGCATTTAATCTTGATTTGGTCGTAGGTGTGTCCCAACCGCATGAACTTAGAACGATGTCGCCGTTTGGTTCAATCTCAGCAATGCGATTGCCGTGCAGTCTCACAGTGGTGTACCCTTCAGAATCCACATCAACTGATGTGTTTGATTTTGACCAGTCGGTGCGTGTGGCAATTGCCGCTTGCATTTGCTGTTCAATCTTACGCATGAGGTCCTGTGTGATTTACTCTTATAGTATGCCATAAAAAAACGCCCCTTGGGGGCGTTAGTGGACACTTTGTCAACTGTCTACTCGTTGATGAGTTTCACGAGTTGAGCGTGATAGGGTGCAACGAAATCAAATCCCTTGCGAACGTCCTTTACTAATTCCTGGATTTCAAACTGATGAATCGCCCATCTTGTCTGGATATCCTTGAGATAGCGATCAGCAGAAATCAATCTAGCAGTTGAAGGACGCTTAACAGTTGTGACCTTTGCCACGACCTTGCCACTCTTAAAGGTTGTGACGGTGACCTTAGAAACTTGTGGTTTCTTTGCAGTTGCTTTACGTGCTCTTGGTTTGCGTGATGCAGTCTTACGAGCAGTTGGGGCAGTTGCGGTTGGCATACGTGAAAAACGTGTTGACTCTTCCATTATACACATAAAAAAACCCCTCAATGGGGGTTTTGTAATAAATTGAAACAAAAAAGTTCAGTTTGTCAACTGTCACTACCATGAACAGGAAATGAAAGTGTTTCACCTTCTTTGAGACCATATGTGACAGTTGTTACATTGTCCACCAATTCATTTAATAACTCTTTATCAAATGAACATTCAATCTCAGTGAATAACTCCTGCTCCGAGAGATTCTCAAAATCCTCAATGAGGGTCTGTTCAATAAAATGATACATTGACTGATGGTCCATGCTATCAATGCACAACTCCACATACTGTTCAATCAAGTCAGAGCATTGTGCCGCTGTGAGTTTTGTCATAATTGTGGAAAACTATTGGAATGGGACTTACAGGGTAGCAGATGTCTGACCTTAAGGTCTCAGGGATGCCAACCCTTGCCCTATTAGTATAATACATGAAAAAACTGTCTACCTGTGGAAAAGTAGACAGTTTGTAAAGTGTCCTGTGGAAAACTCACACAGTACTAGTCATGATAATATGAATATTCATCTTTGAATTTGTTAACCTTTTTCTTTTTCTTATTTCTCTTAGCATTCTTTACTTCGTAACCTTGTAATTCGTCATCTTCGTGCAACTCCCTCAATGCATTATTGAAGGAGTTGTTAACTTTATGTCGTGGCATTGGTTTGTGTTAACAACTCCATGTGATTGTGCTACTATTTATCAGTCAGGACAGAATCTCTCCTAGACTGTTGTACAAATTGTCCCACACTCCCACCTGATCTTGTTAACTCATTAGAAATGAGTACAGAACATAGATTATTAGTGAATGTTGGTACATCTTCACAGTTATATGCATATTCTTTACCAATATTAGAAGAATATGTAATTAATACTTCATTTTCTTTGGTTTCTACTGAATTAATAGCAGATGAGTTGAAATTGGAGTATAAAGTCATGTTTTTTAGTAAAATAAAGGGTTTTAAGTAATAATTAGTTAAAATAGAGTGTTTTTCCACAGATTATGAAGTATTTGTGGAAAACTAGACCTCTAAAAGTCTCAAAAGATCATAAAAGTGACTTTTATAAAAAAGTGGCTTTTATAAAACTTTGAAAAACTCATAAAAGTGAAAAAGTCGTTTTTTTAACTTTCGGTAAAACCTCTCGTGTTCATGTTTTAATTATACGGTGTTTTCAAGTCTTTTGGGGAATGTGTGTGACAGTTTCTGAAGTGTCCTCAGATTGTTTCAAAGTGTTTCAGAGGGTTGACATTTCGTGCGATAGGTGGCAGGCTTAGACAACTACAAGAGAGTACATTAGTTCACACATACTATATTTTATTAACCATTTCTAAAACATTCACAGTTATCCACAACACCTGTGGAAAACTCCAGTCATACCAATGTGCGGATGGTTACTCAAGGATAGTATCCTTTCTATAATATATGTGTAAACTTAGAGGGGTGGATACTCACTTTGTATAGACTCTGTGTTATCATCCATTACCTCAAATTGTTTCATCAATCTAGTGACTTGTTTTCTATCTAATCCTGCTAGTTGATCACAATTAGACAGGCATTTGTAAATACATTCTCTATCTGATATTGGTGGTTTTAATGGCCAACCATGACTATCAGTTAGTCCACCTGCATCTGCCTCTACATTACTCATTGCTTAAGCATTGCATCATGTATTCCTTTAGCAGATTTGTTATGTTCAATTAGTTTGTTCATCCACACTCTTTCTTCTAGACTTACCTCTACTCCGTCTGTTGTTATCATTCGGCAAAGTATGTCTGTTAGTTCTAGTA